CAGTTGGTTACCAGAAGTGTACGCAGGATCACCTAATCGCTTAATACGTTATATGCAATACGATAACATGGATGGCGACACAGAGATTAATGCGGCCTTAGACACGATTGCAGAGTTTGGCACACAAGAAGATGAATCAACAGGATTACCATTTGCAGTAGATTGGACAGAAGATCCAAGTGACACTGAAAACAAAATTGTACAAAAAACATTAACACAATGGTGTAACCATAATAATTTATATAAAAGAGCATTTAGAATTTTCCGTAACAGTATCAAGTACGGAGATCAAGTATTTTTAAGAGACCCGGAAACATATGAACTGTTTTGGGTTGATCCAGCAAACATTGAAAAAGTTATTGTAAATGAAACAGAAGGTAAGAAAATTGAAACTTACTTTATCAAAAACTTAAATCCAATTTTCCAAGAAAAAATTGCAACAGATGTAGCGGCAATGCATGCCAGACCATTTGGTAGTGGGCAAGGCATAACAGGCATTATGAGTCCTACAAATTCTGACAGTGGCGGCAGTTACTTAACAGGTGCAATGGACGGTGTTGATCAGGGTATACCTGTACCGGCAGAACACGTGGTACACATCAGTTTAACAGAAGGCATGGACAACAACTGGCCTTTTGGTATCAGCATATTAGAGCCGATATTTAAAATATTCAAGCAAAAAGAATTATTAGAAGATTCTATTATCATATACAGAGTGCATAGAGCACCAGAAAGACGTGTGTTCTTTATTGACGTGGGTAACATGCCTCCTCATAAAGCAAGACAGTATATTGAACAAGTCAAATACGAAGTACAACAAAAACGTGTACCAGGTAAAAACAAAGAAGGCGGCAGTGTAGCCGACAGTGCTTATAATCCAATGAGTATGTTAGAAGATTACTTCTTTGCTCAAACGGCAGATGGTCGTGGTAGTAAAGTTGATACATTACCGGGTGGTGAAAACCTTGGACAGATAGATGATTTAAGGTACTTTAACAACAAACTTTTACGTGGTTTACGTATACCAAGTTCTTACTTACCGACAGGACCAGAAGACGGTTCCGCGACGTTTAATGACGGAAAAGTTGGCGTAGCATACATCCAAGAATATAGATTTGCAAAGTATGTAGAGCGTTTACAGAAACAAATACAAGAAGATTTAGACAGAGAATTTAAAATGTTCCTCAAACACAGAGGGATAGAAATTGATTCATCATCTTTCTATATTCAATTTAATAAGCCTATGAACTTTAGCAGTTATAGAGAAATTGAGTTAGAAGCACAAAAGGCTAATCTATTTGCACAGGTACAAGCAATACCGTACATGAGCAACCAGTTTAAACTTAAAAAGTATCTCGGTCTTACTGAAGATGAAATCAAAGAAAATGAAGAAATGTGGCGCCAAGAAAATGCATTTGCTAAGTATGAAAAAGCACAGGATCAAACGCAGGCAGGATTAAGCAACATAGGTGTTAGACCAGAACCAAACATTGATGTTGACATGGATGCTGAACCAGACTTAGGCGAGTTAGATACCGAAATGGATCCTACAGCAGACTTAGGTGATGTTGCAGATCCAGTCGCAACAGGCGGCGCACCAACTGACACAATTTGATAAATATAGACATGAGACTAAACGAATTTTACAATCCAGAAGATGATAACTTTACAAAACGTAAGCCTGATGATACAAGAAAGGCAAAGTTGACTCTGGAAGAATTGCAAAAGTTAAGAAAAGTCAGAGATATGAAAAAAGGCGAAGACGTAGAACACGATAAATTTGTGCGTGTTATGTATGCCCAGCCTACACAATCAGATACATTATAATAAACTACAGTTTTTAGTATTTGAGCTCAAATACTAAATAATTCTATAGTTTAGACAGAAATAGACCAAAATCACACCATATACCCCCACATTTCACACGATTACATAAGTATTATATGTAGATAGGTACGCTCATGTGCCTTTCGTACTAATTTAATTAAATTGGAGGCCACTAATGTCAGAATCAAATAAATTAGAGCAGATTCTCGAACTTCTCCTTGCTGAAGAAAATGAAAAAGCAGAAGAGCTTTTACATGAGTACGTAGTAGACAAAGCTCGTTCACAGTATGAAAAAGTACTTGACGAAGCAGAGGAAGTTGAAGTAGACGAGTCTGAAGAATCAGAAGAAGAAGCAGTTGAAGAATCAGAGGAATCTGAAGAAGAGGCTGTTGAAGAGTCAGCAGAAGAGTTAGAAGTAGAAGAAACAATCGACCAAACTAACGACTTCGAAGACGACATCATGCGTGACAACGACGAAATCGAAGCAGACGAGTCAGGTCTTGAAGAAGATGACGAAGAAGAAATGGACGGTATCGAAGGTGAAGAAGACCTTGAAGATAAAGTCGATGATTTAGAAGCAGAACTTGAAGATTTAAGAGCTGAATTCGAAAAGTTATTAGCAGACGACGATAAAGAAGATGATGCAGAATTAGATGACATGGAAGCACCGGAAATGGATATGGACGGTGAAGAAGAAGAATTCGAATCTGTAGAATATGATATCGAAGAGTCAGTTGAAGACGAAGTTGTTGAAGAAGCAACAAAATTTAGTGATACTGTAGCAGAGCCAAAAGGCGGCGAAGCAGACAGCAACGAATCACCATTTACAAAAGCACCTAAGTCTACTAAAGTAGCAGGCGCAGGCGCACCAGTCAAAGCCAAAGATGGCGGCGAAGGTAATAAAGGTGAATCAGCAAAGGATCACACACCTACAGACAACATTAAAGTTGAACCTAAAAAGGCATAAGTCTTTTTAAACTGATAGGATAAGGAATTATGGCACGAAAACTTTATGAATATATGGCTCCTGCTCAGGCAGGACTGAAGTTATTAGAATCCGAAGACGGAAAAGACTTGTTTATGGCAGGACTTTTCATTCAGGGTGATACTAAAAATCAAAACGGAAGAGTATATCCAAAAAGTGAAATTGAACGTGCTGTAGAAAGTGTTAGATCAAGATTGGGTACTGGTGAAACTGTGTTGGGCGAATTAGACCATCCAGAAGAACTACAAATCAATTTAGATAGAGTAAGCCATATTATCACAGACATGTCTGTAGATGGTAGCGATGGCTTAGGTAAACTTAAAATCATAGACACACCGATGGGTAACATTGCAAGAAGCCTTTTAAAGGCAGGAGCAAAACTGGGTGTAAGTAGTAGGGGTAGTGGTAATGTAAATGAGTCAGGTAAAGTATCTGATTTTGACATTGTTACTGTCGACATAGTGGCACAACCAAGTGCTCCGGATGCCTACCCAAAGACAATTTATGAGAGTTTGTTTAACATGAGAGGGGGCGAAGTAATATTTAATACTGCGGCCGCCGTAACACACGATATAAGTGCAGAAAAACATCTAATGAATCAAATCACTGGTTTTATTAGAGAATTAAACTTAAAATAAGTAGGAGAACTACTATGGCAGTGACATTTAATGAAATACTTGAGGGAACAGAGCTTTCGGAAGAAGTGCGTGTTTCTATTCAAGAGACTTGGGAGTCACGCCTAACTGAAGCCAAAGAAGCATTAACGGCAGAACTACGTGAAGAGTTCGCTCAAAGATATGCCCACGATAAGGGTTTAATCGTTGAAGCAATGGACAACTTCATAACAACGAAAGTTGAAGCCGAAGTTGCAGAATTGGCAGAAGACAGAAAGGCGTTGGCCGAACAACAGGTCAGATATCGCAAGGCTGTTAGTGAACATGCAAAACTACTTGACAAATTTGTTACTACAGCAGTAGCAAACGAAGTTAAAGAATTACGTGCCGACCGTAGTCGTGTTGCTGAACATGTAGGAAAGTTAGATAACTTTGTTACTGATCAGTTAGCAGAGGAATTGAAAGAATTCCACGAAGACAAGAAAGCATTAGTTGAACAAAAAGTTAAAATGGTTAGAGAAGGCAAAATGCAATTAGCAGAAGCCAAAAAAGACTTCATTAAGAAAGCGGCTGATAAAGTCGAAGGCGTTATTAATAACGTTCTTGTTAATGAAGTAAAATCTTTCCGTGATGACATCACTTCAGCACGTGAAAATGACTTTGGACGTAGAATCTTTGAAGCATTTGCAACAGAATATAACGTAAGTTATTTGAATGAAGCAAAAGAAATTAAAGGTGTCCAAAAAGCATTAGCCGAAATGGAAACTAAGTTAAGAGAAGCAGGTGAAAAACTTGAAGAGCAATCAGAAGGTAATAAACTTGTTGAATCAAAACTAAGAATAGCAGAAGATCGTTATGCTCGTAAAGAGACTTTAACAAATCTTATGTCACCATTAGGTAAAGAGAAGAAAGAGATTATGTCAGATTTACTTGAAAGTGTTAAGACAGAGAACTTACAGAAGCAATTCGATAAGTATCTTCCATCTGTTTTAGATGGCGAAACACCAAGAGTGAAGAAGGCAATAACAGAGTCTGTTAGAACAGAAGAAACAGGCAACAAGAAGGCATCTGCGAAAGTAGAAGCCAATGACAGCACGGATGTTGTAGAAATACAAACGATCCGTAAATTAGCCGGACTTTCAAAATAATCAGGAGCAAAAAAATGGCAAATTTATTTGAAAGCAACTGGTCCGCAACCAAAGATGCATTGATGGAAGGCCTTAGTGGTCAACGTC